CGGATGTCAGGAGGGACTGTTTATGTAATAGAAAACTTAGAAAATGGAAAAAAGTATATAGGTCAGACCACTCGTCTAGGTTTAGCAGAGAGGTTCAGGGAACACTGTGGTAACAGTACAACATCAGTATGTCCGAAACTCAGAAATGCAATCAAGAAATACGGAAAAGACTGTTTTATTATTGAGCCATTATGGACCTCTGAAACTTGTGATCAACAGGAACTTGATGACAAAGAAATGAAGATGATTCAAGAACACGATACATTAAATCCAAATGGTTACAACTTAACCAAGGGTGGAATGGGTGGAAGACATTCTGATGAAACGAAAATACTTATTTCAGAGAAATCTAAACAAGCTTGGAACTTGAACGGTGAGCAATACCGTAAAGAACGAAGAGAACGAGGAAGCACAGAAGAATCAAAACAAAAAGTATCTGAAACACTCAAAGAACTTTTTAAGAATAAACCAGAGCTGCGTGAAAAAATTTCACAGGGGAATACTGGTAAAAAACGAACAGAAGAGGCAAAGGAAAGATATCGTCAAGCAAGTCAACGCAGAATAAACAACCCTGAATATATTCAAAAGATGAAAGAAAATGCTATGAAAAAAAGAAGACAAGTTTATGCATTCGACAGACAAGATAGACTAGTTTCAATATATGAATCACTTACACAAACACCTATATTAACAGGTTTATCAATGTCATCTGTCAGGAGGTCGATCGGCACCAATGTATTCTTGAACAACAACACGAGGTACTCGTACTCAGCAGAACCGCCATCGGTAACCACATAGGCAACTGCAGAAGTTTGTCGCTGGCTGTCGAATAGTTAGTCGTCGTTTTGGTTGAACAAAAAAAACAAGGGGGGAACTCACCTCGTCCGCACTTCTTGTTTGCAGCTGGTAATAAGAAGTTTTATTGGACTTGCACTTGGGGCACACAAGGATACCTTCATACTCGTCATTCATCTTCGCCAACGCCATCTCCTTCGCCGTCTCCTTTTCACGTAAACGCTTCTCCGTCGTACCGTATGGTCCCTCCGGCCACATCTGTCCTGGTGTCAACGCTTCGAGCTCCTTGGGCTTCACCTTTTTGAGCATGTCTGGGTTGTTCTTGAGGTTGTGGAGGACGCTGAGCAGACGCTGCTTATACCTCCAGCGAAAAAGTCGGTTTTCCCACGACGGCTCTTCAACCTCGCGCTTATTCTTGACCGTCGATATGTTATTTGCTGTGTGTGTCACTGCCCAGTTGTACACTGCAAGTTCTGCATTCCGAGGCTTGATGCTTTTTCCGGGGTACAACTCCTGAAACTTCTCGCGGGCGTAATCACGAAGGGGATGATCCGTCGACATTTTGGATACATGTCATTGGGATTATCAATCCTTGGCTCGGACGCAACACGATTTTTTGAAGACTCTAACATAAAGTTGAGCAGCATTTACAAAACAAGAAATGAACCACCGTCGTTCGCATAGCGACCCTGAGGTTAAGACGCCCGAGCCCGACGACGTGTTGTCGCACAATGTCCCAGACGACGAAGTCGAGTCTGTGTGTTCATCCACGTCGACGGTTCGTACGGTCGACATATACACGTGGTTTCGTCTCCCAGATTTCAACTTTTCCATAAAACTTCCGGGGTGGTCGATCGTGTTCTTCACGCTTCTGCTATTCCGGGGACCACCGCCTTTGTGCGTCTTGTGATACCCAGAGACGTTTCCAGAGTGCTCTTTGTTCGAGCCAACGGTTTGGGGCGCTTGAGTACGATGACGTCGCTCGAACTTTCATCCCCTTGTTTCCGTGAAGGCACAGCGTTCGATGTGATGATTGTAGGCATCTTGTGTGTCTCGTACGGCATAAACACCTGAACGTTCGAAACCCCCGAACGAAACTCTTCTATTGTGAGTGATCCACCAAACACCTTGAGAGTCGTGCGTTTCGGTGCCGCTCTCGTAGGTACGTACTTTTTCATTGCATGCTGTCTCATCAACGCGAGCAATTGCTGACGCTCTCCCGCATGAGGACCACGGTCTTCCAAGAGGTACGCCTTTGAACATTCCCAGGAACAAAAATGACCCGTCGTATAAAAATGGCGCCTTCTGTCGTCATATCTATACGGTGCATGAATAACCGTACCCTCAAAAGGATGGCAACAATACCAACACCAAAGTTGTTCGCTCATTGAACTTAAAAGTCTCTACGTCTTTATTAAAAGGATGTCCATGATCCTGAGTATAGACGTTGGTATAAAGAACCTTGCCATGTGTCTCATCAATTCGAGGACTCGTGTTATTAACCAATGGGACGTTTCAGGTGTTCCACCGCAGCATGCCGACGGTCTTTTTAAGGCGCTCAAGACCCACCTTCGTGGAAAACAATGGACCATGGAGGCACACACGGTCCTTATCGAAAAGCAACCAGACAGAAACAAAACAATGAAGGGTGTCGAGCATTTCTTGCACGCGTACTTCCTCTGTCACGACAAGGATGTCATTATTTATGACGCACGTCACAAGGTGCCTGACGTTGCCGGTCCTGGACGCGCACGGTACCTCGAACGCAAAAAAGCATCCATCGATCGGTGTCGCGCCTTTATTCAGGAGACGCAACCGCATTGGGTCCCAATCTTCGACAAGCACAAGAAGAAGGATGACCTGGCAGACACGTGCATGCAGGCTCTGTCGTTCATCGACCGGGTGGTTGAAGAGCCAGTTGCAGAAGTCAAGGCGCGACCACGGAAACCGACGGAGAACCAGGCGCGCACCAAGTACTCCAAGGCGAACCTGGCGTGGCTCTACGTCCAGAAGAAACACACGACAGACAAACGATTCGAAAAGGACCTCAAACGGTACTATCATTCATTGAGCGAACTTTTGACCGAGTTTAATTTATCACTTGAGTAGTAGTAGTAGATGTCGTGTCCAAATCCGGTCACTGGTGTCAGTTTAAGTGATTGTACTGCGATATATTCCGCAGCAACTACTCCACCGTCAGTTTTGTATGACTACACGTATTCGGAGCCTCGTGGAAAAATCGTGACACCAGTAACAGATCTACCACCTCAGTTACGAACTGCCCTTGATGGGTGTCCACTACCTGGGTGTAAAGCAGTCACTTATGATTTTTCAAAAGATCCAGATCCAATCATTTCGGTCCCGATTAAACTTGCAGACGTGCCTTTTATTAATAGCACAAAGATGACATCACAAGCAAATGCAGCTGTTATTCTAAAAGATGGCGTAAATCCACAACCTCCTGTCATGAGCGGTCTTCAGGGGTATGAGTTTTTTTCGACACCTTTTGAAATTCGAAATTTGACAAATGGAGGGTACATCCATGTCGAGTATCCTGGTGTACCTGCAACTGGAAATAGTCTGTATGATTGCGCTGAAAAATGTGACCAGGGTTCAGATTGCGCCGGATTTAATTTTCGTTCTTCGGTAGGCACGTGTACGTTTCTTCCCACGGGAGCAGCGACGTCTTCGTCTACACAAGCTACCTACGCAAGTGACGAATGGGTAAAGACATTCGATTCGTCAAGCCAGGGAATGGCGTACCGTAAAAAACCTACAATCCGTGTAAATGTGAATGACACGATTCCGGCTTATATCAATTTGTCTGGTACACCTCGTTTTTGCAACAACTCGCTTGCGTGCAATACAGTTATTTCCAACGTGTTGACAATTGGAACACTCACACAGTTTGACACGTCTGATTTCGAACAATGTTATAGGTGTCCAGGTAAACAATATAGAACGTCTGGGAGTACTGTTCATACAGTCATAAACGAAATGGGTCTTGCGAAAACATTTGGAACACAACAACAGGCGAAAGATGCGTTGTTATACAAATCTGGTGGGAGTGATGCTTCACATTCCGTTGCGGATTTCCTCACAGGGCGTGTAGTCACAATTAAGAAACTCGACGGAACAACCCTGTTTTCAAACTTCAACTCGAACGTAAACGGAACTCGTACAGTTTCTGCTGGATGGAAAAATGCAAAGGATGAATCCAGAACAATTTTTTATGATCCGGTCGATTACATAACCAACGGATC